CGAGGGTCCGATGAAACGTACCCGCTCCGCCCAACTCGCGTACCGCCTGAGCCGATGGAGAGAGTTGTATCTCGAACTGCGCAACCAGCCGATATTCAGTTGCTGCCAAGAGGTTGACACTGAAACGTTGAAGTCTCTGTACGTGGTGGCCAACGCAGCATACGAATCTCTGCAAAAAATGACGATCTACCAACCAATACAAGTGGAGGTAACACCTTGCGAACCTTTCGACCATTAGGCGACCGCTTGCTGATTCGCCCCGACGCACCAATCGAGAAGCAGACAACCGGACTGGCCGCGCCGCCCAGCCAGAAGGAAGTGCCCACCGAAGGTATCGTGGTGGCCGTGGGACCGGACGCCAATCCGCATGGCGTGTCCATCGGCGATCGCATCCAGTACGCAAAATACAGCGGACGGGACGTGAAGCACAACGGCACCATCCACAAACTTCTCCGGCTCGAAGAGGTCGAGGGGCTGATCGAGGACGACGGCCAATGAAGCCTCCCACGGTACATCTGCATATCGAGGAGGCCTACCTCTGCGAGTGCGGCATCATCGGCAACTCCGCGACACAGTGCGCGTGCGGGCAGCAGCAGGGCCTACTATCGCTCTCCGTGGCGCTCAACCAAGATCGCGGTCCAACCTCGGCGCAGGTCCAGGCGCTGATCGACAAGATGGATGAGTGCTTCAAGTGACCGCCTACTACAACGAGTTCGACAAGGACAAGGCGGCATGGCTGCGCGAACTGATCAAGTCCGGAGTGATTGCGCCCGGCGACGTGGACGAGAGGAGCATCAAGGATGTCAGAGCAAGCGACCTTGTGGGATATACCCAGTGTCACTGGTTCGCCGGCATTGGAGTCTGGAGCTACGCTCTTAGGCTCGCCGGATGGCCGGATGACAGAGAGGTCTGGACCGGAAGCTGCCCCTGCCCAGGATTCTCGTGCGCGGGCAAAGGGGGAGGGTTTGACGACCCTCGTCACCTCTGGCCTGACTGGTATCCCCTCATCAGCGAGTGCCGCCCTCCAGTCCTCTTTGGAGAGCAAGCTGATGACGCTGTTGGATTCGGCTGGCTCGACCTTGTTTGTGGAAACCTGGAAGCGTCGGGTTACGCCGTTGCGCCGGCGGTATTGGGAGCACACAGCACGGGCGCGCCTCACATCCGGCAGCGCTTGTACTTCTGTGCCGACACCGCAGAGCGCAGATATGACGGGCGGCGGGCAGGCAAAAAGGGAACTGCGCAGCAAGCGGGAGAACGGGGTTGCACAATCAGCGAACCTGAACGATTACGCGATGCTGGCGAGCGTGCCGACTCCGACAGTCGAGGACAAGAAGCGGGACGATTGGACGGACAACACTCTGAACGATGCAGTCGAAGCAGGGAATCCGATTCCTCAGACAGCGCAACGTCTCCGGAGCTTCGCGCAACTGGCATCCTGTCCGACGCCGATGGCAGGCAGTCCCGCAGCGGGGAACAACGACTACTCGCGGAGGATAGTGGAACTATGCGGGGTTCCATCTCCTTGCACGCCGAACGGCGGCCGGTCGATGAGCACGGAGAAGATGGATTCCACCGGCAAGACTCTCGACGGGAAGAAACACACGGCATCGCTGGAACATGCAGTGAAGTTCTCAGCGGTGGCAACACCCCGCAGCGAGGACAGTCAGTGTGCGGGAGCGCACCGGGGAAATCCGGATACGCTTCATGCTCAAGCGAACTTGGCGTCGAGATCGACGCCAAGTTCGAGGGACTGGAAGGACTCTTCGGGAATGTCCGTGACTGGCGTGGACCCGGATGGCTCGACCCGCTCACGGCTCGATCAGTTGCCGAGGCAGGCGCAACTCGCGGCTACTGGGCTGATTGCGACTGGTGGTACGGAAGAGACGAAAAGTACAGGCCAATTGGACCCGGAATATTCCCGCTGGCTTCAAGGGCTACCGCCCGTGTTCTGCGACTGCGCGGTTATGGCGATGCAATTGTTGCGCCCGTCGCGCAAGCGTTCATCGAAGCGTATATGAGCATTGACAATTCAACCAACGAAAGGGAGATCGAAGCATGAGCAGGCAAGTATTATCAGGACCGAAAATCCGCGCGGCACTCTTGCGCGGCGTCAACACGCTGGCCAACACGGTAACGGCAACCCTCGGACCAAAGGGCCGTTGCATCATCCTCGAACGTAACCCCATGTGGCCGCCAGTTGTAACCAAAGACGGTGTCACTGTCAGCAAGGAAGTCCGCGACCTAGCCGACCCCTACGAGAACGCCGGCGCGCAGCTCATCCGTGAGGCAGCCAGCAAGACGAGCGACCAGGCGGGAGACGGAACCACCACGGCGACCCTGCTGGCCCAGCGCATCTACCAAAAGGGGCTGGAGTGCCTTGACGCTGGCGCTAACCCCGTCGCCCTCAAGCGTGGTATCGACAAGGCCGTCGCTGTAGTCGTCGAGCATATCAAGGAGATTGCGCAGCCCGTCGAGGATAACGAGACTATCGCCAGAGTGGGTACCATCTCATCGAACGGCGACCGCGCCATCGGCGACCTGATCGCCAATGCCATGGCCCGCGTCGGCCGGGACGGCGTAATCACCATCTCGGACTCAAACGACGCTGACACCACGCTCCAAGTATCCGAGGGGATGCAGATCGACCGCGGCTGGTTCCCGCTACATCCGTTCGTCACCAACCCCGAGCGACTTGAGACGGTCATGCAAGAGCCGTACATCCTGCTCACCGAGCGCAAGATGTTCACCATGACCGATGAGCTGTCGAACGTGCTGGCGGCTGTCGGCAAGGCTGGCCACCCGGTCCTGCTGATCGTCGGCGACTACGACCAGCCGTTTATCGTGACGCTGATCCACAATCTCAAGCTCGGCCAGTTGATGTCGTGCGTGGTCAAGGCGCCGGCATTCGGCGACGACCGGCGGGCAGCGCTTGAGGATCTGGCTGTCGTGACCGGGGGGTACGCCTTCACCGAGAACTGTGGGCGCGAACTCGCCAGCATCACGATTGAGGACTTGGGCCGGGCGGTCCAGGTCACGGTTGAGCAGGCCAGCACGACCATCGTCGGCGGCTATGGCGACGTAGAGGCCAAAGAGTCCCGCATGACCCTGCTGCGGTCACTGATTGAGGCGACCGACAACGAGTATCAGCGCGAGCTGCTGCGCAAGCGTCTGGCCCGGCTGGCGTCCGGTGTGGCCGTCATCAAGGTTGGGGCTGTGACCGAGGCGGAGCGCAACGAAAAGAAAGACCGGATTGATGACGCGGTGTGTGCGACTCATGCAGCCGTTGAGGAGGGAATCGTACCCGGAGGCGGCATGGCGCTGATCTTGTCGATGGATGCGGTGAGCGTTCTGATTGCCGAGCATCTGGCCACCGACGACGAGGCCAAGGGCATGAAGATCATCTACGACGTGCTGCGCGAGCCTCTGCTCCAGATTTGCGCCAACGCTGGAGAGGACGGGTCTGAGATTCTCAATACCATCGTTCGCGGCGGGCCGGGTATCGGCTACAACGCGGCGACGGGAGTCTTTGAGGATCTGATTCAGGCGGGCGTGATTGACCCAGCTAAGGTCATAAGGTGCGCGATTCTCAATGCGGCTAGCGTATCAGCCCTCATGCTTTGCACTGAAGCGATGGTCTGTACCATGCCCGAGAAGAAGGGATAGCCATGGACCTATGGAAAAAAGTCAGCGATGAACTTCCGCCAAAGGGGATGATCCTGTGTTGTGGGACGCAGGGAGGAAGGTTCATGGGGAAATACAACGGCGGCTATTCTATTGATGAGCATGGGGATTCCTCATGCACCGCCTATGACAATTTCAACCGAGGACCTAGACGTTTTGTCTATTGGATGCCCGTTCCAGAACCTCCAGAGGGACTGAAGCCATGACCGCCGAGCAGATCGCAAACGTCTGGAGAATGGTCGCCATGATTGCGGCGAAATTGCAGGAGAAGAAGAAATGAGCCATCAAACCGTACTCGACCCTTCTCTCTCGCGCAAGATCAAGGCACTCAAGGCGCAAGATCCAGAGCAGGGATTCATTTCAGCGGCGTGTAAGCGCGGACAAGTCAACCACGGCTGCACCATATGCTTCTCGATCAAATGCGTCTGCGAGTGCCACAAGCGATGCCCAGGAACGGGGAAACGGTAATGACCGACGTTTGCCCAACATGCGGCCAAGCACTCCCCCAGGCCAAGGGAAAGCGCATCTGCGCAGATTGCCAACGGCAGATACGCAGGCACGACAAGTGGCACATCGGCGGCGACGGCAAGCTACACCACAACAACTGCACGGACCCCGAGTGCTACCGGGTGGACGTGCCTCAGACTATGGAGTTGCTGGCATGAAAGACTTCAAATATATACCCGGAGAGATGGAAGCGTGGAGCAAGTTTCTAAATAGCGGGGGCGAGCACATTGAATTCAGTTTTCAGTGTAGCAACGGTCACACCATTGATTCGCCGATAGATCTGAATCAGGATCAGGTGGATCAGCGGTGCATGTTATGCGGGGAGCGAAAGCCATGAAGCAAAGCAAGATTGTTCCCAAACCCGGCAAGAAGGTTGAAATCTACACGGAGGATATGAAGATTTGCCGTGGAGAATTGACCGTTCGAGAAGTGATCGGGAAAACTGTTTACTTTGTGGAACCAGTTACTTGGGTCCAGGTCGGCGACATGATGAGGATTCCCAAAAAGAATAAGAGGAAGAAGCCATGAGCGGAAGAAAACAAAAGATCGTTTGGATGAGAGAGTATTCAGGTGAAGGGTTGACTCCGATTCAAAAACTGAATGGCGATCTTCACAAAGGATCATTCAATGCTGACGATATTATCAGCATCGTTCCGCAAGAGAAAGACGGCTTCCAATGGATAACAGTCTACATCCGGCAATGAAGGTCCGCACCTACTCCCCGAAGTCCAGCAAGCTCCGGGGAGAGTTATCGATCGAGTTTAAGAAGGACTGCGTACTGCACTTCGCAGCCAGCACCGTGTTTGTCAAAAAGGGGTCTAAGGTTGTGATCGTGGAGAGAGCGAAATGAACTTAAAAGATTTCACAGCCATCGTAGAGGGCGATGCGAAGTGGATCAAAGAGTGGTGCAAGCCGCTGCGCTTCGGAATCAATAAGTCAACCGGATCGCCGGTATTCCTTGTCTATGAGAGCGAAGACAAAAAACACTGGTCGGCTGTTCTCTTCCTGCGCGGAGATAAGAAAAACGACAAGGGAGAGGTTTGGTGGTACTCAGAAGGATTCTGTAGCGCCGATGACTACCCGCGATACCAGTTCCTGCGCAACCGCATGATTGAGCGATACCAGGAGTGCGCGAGGACCGGAGTGTGGGAGCCGCGCTTGGATGACGTGGAGAGAGAAAGGCTAGGCAAGTGAAATTTATCGAGAGTATTCAATCGACACCTTGACAATCTAATACGTGTTCATGTACGTTCTATAAACATGAGAAAACCGAAGACTTACAAGTGCCGGAAGTGCGGTAAAGAGTGGATGCCGCGCAAGCCTGAAAAACCTAAACTTTGCCCTAACCAGCACTGCCACTCTCCGCACTGGGAGGGCAAGTGAGCATACGAATGATACGTGGAGAAGTGATCGATATGCCGGAGCGGTCAATTATGGGAAGCGAGATGATCGACCCGGCTCAGACCTGGGCGAAGTATCCAGCGTTTCTCAGAAACAAGGCGCAGTACGGTGAAGACTCTGGTTTCCGTGCAATCTCGATTCCCTCGCAGGCGTTCGATTTTCAGGCCGACTTGATTGAGCGTTCTCTCGTCAAAGGGCGCTCTGCCATCTTTGCCGATTGCGGGCTTGGAAAGACTCTTATGGAGCAGGCATGGGCCGACAACGTGGTGCGCCATACGAACAAGCCGGTTCTCTATCTAACGCCCCTTGGAGTGGCACAGCAAACCATCCGCGAGTCTGAGAAGTTCGGCATCGAGGCGCGCCGGTCGAATGACGGGAAAATCTTCAAAGGCATCAACGTAACCAACTACGAGAAGTTGCACCTTTTCAACCCGCACGACTTTATCGGCTGCGTGTGCGACGAGTCCTCATTTATCAAAGCGATGAATGGCAAGCGCCGCGCCCAGGTCACAGAGTTTATGCGCACACTCCCATACCGACTATTGTCCACCGCTACGGCAGCGCCGAACGACTATATCGAACTTGGAACCTCATCGGAGGCCCTCGGCGTACTCGGCCAGGTTGACATGCTGAATCGCTTTTTCAAGAACGATCAGAACACCAGCGACACGCGCATGATGATTCGCCGCGCCCCAAACCAGGGCGGTCCAGTCAGTGCGGGGTGGCGTTTCAAAGGTCACGCAGAGGAGCCGTTCTGGCGTTGGGTTTGCTCGTGGGCAAGAGCGGCGCGCAGACCTTCGGACGTTGGGCCGTATTCCGATGATCGCTTTGTCTTGCCTCGGTTGATTGAGCGCGAGCACATCGTCGAGACGCGAACTTTGGCAAGTGGTTGGCTTATTCCTATGGCGGCAACCAATATGGGCGAGGAAAGAGACGAGGCGCGTAGGACGATTCAAGAGCGTTGCGAGATGGCTGCATCATTGGTTTCCAATACCGGGAAGCCATTCGTGATTTGGTGCCAATTGAATCCTGAAGGTGATTTGCTGGAGAAGTTGATTCCTGATGCCGTGCAGGTTTCAGGGTCAGACAGCGACGACGCTAAAGAAGAAAAGTACGAAGCGTTTGCCAGCGGTAAGGCGCGGGGAATGATCACAAAGCAGAAAATAGGCGGATGGGGTTTGAATTGGCAGCACTGCGCACACGTCGTAGAGTTCGCCACACATAGCTTTGAACAGCATTACCAGGGTGTGCGCCGGTGCTGGCGCTTTGGGCAGACTCAGCCAGTTATCAATGATCTTATCGCTACCGAAGGCCAGCGCGGAATCAAAGAAAACCTACAACGTAAACAGATCGCCTCTGACAAGATGTTTGACGCTCTAGTGCATCACATGAATGAATCTCTCCGCATCGAAGGCGGATACAAATTCGAGAAAGAGGTAATTGCGCCATGCTGGTAATCGATCAGAAAATCACAGACAAGTATGCGATTTACAACGGCGATTCAGTCGAGATGCTCACCGCGCTCAAGAACGAGTCGGTTCACTTTTCGATCTACTCGCCACCTTTCGCAACTGAGAACGGGGGGGCGCTTTACCACTATTCAAGCTCAGACCGTGACCTTTCAAATGCGCGGTCCTACGAAGAGTTTTTCTCGCACTATGAGTTCATCGTCCGCGAGATTCAGCGGGCGACATTACCGGGACGTTTGACGGCAGTTCACTGCATGGACGTTCCGAACAGCAACAGCGGGAACGGTGACTCGTACACCGACTTCCCTGGCGACATTATCCGCCTGCATGAGCGGTGCGGATGGAAGATGGCCTCACCGCGCATCACGATATGGAAGGAGCCTCTCGCCGTTCGCAATAGGACCATGACCAAGGCTCTGGCGCACAAGTCGATTGTCGAAGACTCCTGCAATTGCGCGGTGGCTGGGGCTGATTATCTGCTGATCTTCAGGCGCTCAGGAACCAACGATATTCCGGTCACACATCGCCATGGACTTCAGAGCTACGCCGGTGCGAGGAAGATGCCTAAAGAACTCCTCAAATACAAGGGGTGGACCGGAAACCAGATCGAGAATCGCTACTCACATTGGATTTGGCGGCAGTATGCTTCAAGCGTTTGGGATGATATTCGCGGCAACATGGGAGACCGCAAAGAGAAAGGTGTCTTGCCGTATCGCGAGGCCCGCGAAGAGGAGGATGAGAAGCACCTTCACCCACTCCAGCTTGACGTGATCACCCGCGCAATCGAGCTATGGTCCAATCCGGGAGAGACGGTTCTCACTCCGTTCATGGGAGTCGCCAGCGAGGTGTGCGCGGCATTGATGAGCGGACGCCGCGCCATTGGATGCGAACTCAAGCCGAGCTATTACCGGCAGGCTGTGCGCAACGTGGAAGACGTGCTGGCGAATGGATGGCACGACGACAGCGGGCAAGAGATGATTTCATTAAGCGAAGAGTTTGAAGCGGTGGAAGAAGAATCTCTAACCACTGCACCCATCAGCGATGAATCTGCGTCCGACCAAGACCAGGACGACCCATGGTAATGGGAGCGGACAACTTAGCCGAGGCCTGCTCCATTTTCCACCGAGTGACCGCAATCGACCGTTGATCGACGCCAGCCGCAATGAGCGCCTGGACCCTCTCCTCTGTTGCAACCTGATCAGGCTTCTTGTCGCCGGTTAGGAATTGGTTCAGGCCGTATAGGGTCTCGTCGAGTACGTCGTCAAGATCCTCGCCGGACACCTTGAGGATGGCACCAGGGCGTTCAGGGTCCGTCTTCCTGCTGGTCAGACTCTCGTAAGTCTTCGGGCAGAGGTCAGTGACGATGAATTCTCCCCTGCTCAACTTACCACTGAGTAGCTGAGCATTGCCCACGCTGTCCTTGGATGCCTTGGTGAGCGTAACCCCATTGAGTACCAGCACATCGTTGATCAAGTCGAGGTTACTCTTGCCGGTACCGGTGTGGGCATCCATGGCGGGGTCTGCGTACCCTGAGACAATCCGGCACTGCTGCCCGCCCGGCCCGATGCGCTGAATAAACTTCCGCGCGATGTGGTGCGCGTACTCCTCTGACTTCATCTTGCGCTCGACATCCTCGGCAATCTTATAGATGCGCGTGTTCTCGTGCATAAAGTAGAGGCCCGTCGCCGCGGCCGACCCAGAGTATCCGTAATCCATCGAGATAAAGTGGGTCATCCACCACTGCTCGCCGCACTCGCTGTACGGCATGATGTAGCTCTCGTTCATGAACGGGAAGAATGCGCCCTCGGTCGCACACCAACACCCTACCAGTAACTTCTTTTGAATATCTGCGGTCTGCGACTTGAGCATGTTCATCTTTCGCTCATCGTAGTAGGGATTATCGCTGAGTTTTCCAGGGATAAATGCAGTGGTAAGCATGGTCGGACTGTCATCTTTTTTCCAGCGAGACCCTCCGTATACGGCGCATGGAATAACCGATCGCTCTGGATGACAGACCGGGCATTCGTTGTTTAGAAAAACGTATTTTAACCATGGCGTTGAAGGGTTTGCCGTCAATCGAATTCTATCTCTCAAGCCCCACTCGGGGGGCGTTGCTACCCACGGCAATAGGGATCGAACCCTATCCTCTGTTTGGAATTGCGCCTCGTCTATTCCCAGCCATGAAATAGGCTTTCCGGTGTATAACTCTACGTCGGTATCTTTGGCTAAGTATCCAAGGCGCATGATGCCACCGGAGGGGAAACGCCATATCTTTCCTCCGTCCGACTTTCGGCCGCCGAGTGGAGAGTAAATCTTCTCCATCTCATCCATAATGTTCGTCATTTCTGTATATGACTTACGAAGTAAAACCCCTCTGAAATGACTATTATCAAACTCCTGAGCAGAGTCAGCAACGAGCAGGTTAGTTTTCATTGAACCTGAAGTTCCGCCATACAATAGCATCTGCGCGCGGCAATCTAGTGCGCTCAACTGCGGAGAGCTTCCAGGCTTCCAGCCATATACTTCTGATAAGTTGGCCGGAAGTGGAATGAAACCTCTATCTTCAAGCAAGGTTAAAGCCATAATCCTCTTTTGGAAAATTCAATCGTGCAAACTGGCCGCGCAGTTCAATCGCTTTTCTGTCGC